CTAATATCATCTATTAATGAGTATATTATACGATTTGGTAGAACTAGTAATGTTCATGACCAACTTATAGATTTAAAGGCACAGGTTAAGAAAAATCGTGACCATTTAAATGATTGGGTTAACAAAATATGATTGAACATTTTAAAAAGTTTGATGATGGCGGTAAAAGTTTACTGCCATTGTCTTTTAGCCATTTAAATGAGTTTGCTTTTTATAGGGAAAGGTGGGCTTTAAGAAGAATATTTGGGTATGAATTTCTTGGTGGTGCTTCAGCTAATAGAGGAAGTGCTGTGGAATCTGGCTTAAATATGATTTTAAATGGTATGTCATTCGAGGAAGCTAGTGAAAAAATGATAGCTGAGTTTGACGATAATTGTTCTAGGATTACTGACCCAAAAGTAGAAGATGAAAGGGATAATTTAATACCTTTGTTGGAACTTGGTGCTAGTGAGTTCAAAGAACGTGCTTTTCAATGGAAAATGTTAGGCTACCAAAAGAAAGTAGAGGTATCTATAGAAGATATCCCTTTTGTTGGTTATACAGACTTTCATTTTGAAGATAAAAACACTAAAGAGGACTTCTTTATTGATTTAAAGACTTCTAAGACTAACCCTATGCAAATAAGCACTAGTCATGCTATGCAACAGTCCATCTATCACAGGGCTACAAATGCACGACAAATGCTATGGTATTTAAAAACACCTACTAAGACAAAACCTGCTGAATTTACACAGCTAGAATTAGCCACATATGACCACCACTTAAATATTTGCAAACATATTGTGAAAGTCATGGGTAATTTTTTAAAAAATGTTAATTCAAAAGATGATGTCAAAATGGCTCTAATTCCTAATCCAGATAATTGGATATGGAAAGAAGAAACTGTTTTAAATGCAAGGAAAGAAGTTTGGGGATTTTAACCTATATAAAAAAATAGGTTTCATTTTAGGTTAAACTATATATATTAAAACAAATTAGATTGGAGATAATTATGTTTATAGAAGAAAATTCAAAACCAAAAGAAAAATTAAAGGCTTGGTATCTTTTTACAGAAGATTTTATTGCAGGTACTCAGCATCTAACAAATGAGCAAATAGGGATATATATTCGGTTGCTTTGTTGGAACTGGAACAAAAAATGTGCAGGAATACCTAGTAATAATATGACTATTTATAGGATTGCTAATTGTATAACTGATGATGAAAAACAATCATGTAATATTATAATAAAAGAGTTTTTTGTTTATATTAATGACCATTACCAAAATGAAAGGCAATTAGAAGAATATCTATATATTTCAAGGAGAATGGAAGCATCTAGGGAAAATGGAAAGTTAGGAGGAAGACCAAAAAAACCTAGCAATAACCCCCCTACCCCTACCACTACCCCTACCATTACCAAAACCACTACCAAAACCAAAGTAAGTAAAACTTCTAATTTCAATATATTTTGGAAAAATATACCCAATAAAGTAAGTAAGGGAATAGCTGAAAAGAACTTTTTAAAACTAGAACCAGAATGGTTAGAGAACCCAGAACATTTAGCTGATATGTATAAAAACTACTATGAATCTATAGAGGATAAACAATTTGCTAAACAGCCTGCCTTTTGGTTATCTGCTAAAAAGTATTTAGATGAACAGCCTAAAAAGAAAAAAGATAATAGCCCTGCTGACCCATATAAAAACAGGGTTACTATGTTTAAGGAAGCTATAGAAGCCAAGAATGGTACAGCATTTATTAGAGGTTATGCCCAAAGGTATCCAAGCGATGTTGAAAGGGCGATAGGCGAGGGGCAGTTTACAAAAGAAGAAGCTAAACAATATTTAGATTTTAGGGGGTAAATATGAAAATTATTGAAATTATTTATAATTCTGAATCTTGCCAAGCTGAAACAATTTTAAAAACAAATTATCAAAAGATGTTAGATACTATTCAAATGGATTGTTTAAATGATGCTATTTATGATTTAGAACAAATTAGACAAGATTTACACGATGAAATGTATCCAAAAAGTGAGGTTAAAAATGACAACAATGAGCCTAATTAAAGGTTATACAACTGTTTTCCAATGTATAGGCGATGCTTATTCTAAAAGAGATATACAAAGATTTTATTATGGTTATTTGCTTTGCATAAGGGCAAAAACTGATATGAAAGCCTTGCATAAATATTTGTTAAATAGGTATAATTTTAACAGAAAATTATGTTTTAGAATGTTAAAAGAAGCGAGGGCTAAATGAAATATAATAAAATTAGAGATAATTACACAGAATTAAAATTGCTCTATAAAGAAACAAAAGCTCTAAGCAGAGAAGAAAATGCAAGGTTTGAAGATGTTTCAGAAGAGCTTGCTGAACTTGATAGAATAGGAAAAGTGCATTATGAACCTTATACAGAATTTTATCAAAGGTCACAAAATAGTTCGAGTGATTATAGACCAACTCCATCTGGTGTAACTGCTGAAAATCCTAATTATAATTACAGAGGAATTTATGAATATTCAAGAAATAGAAATAGATAAGTTAATACCCTATCATAACAACCCAAGAAAAAACCAAGCTGTTGATAAAGTTGCTAGTTCATTATCGGAATTTGGATTTCAACAACCTATAGTCGTAGATAAAAATATGGTCGTTATTGTTGGTCATACTAGGTTATTGGCTTCACAGAAGTTAGGCTACGAAAAAGTTCCAGTATTTATTGCTGATTTATCAGAATCCAAAGCGAAAGCATATAGAATAGCAGATAATCGTTTAAGTGAAGATTCAAACTGGGATTATGATTTTTTAAATATGGAAATAGGTATGTTACAAGAAGTCGATTTTGATTTAACTCAATTAGGCTTTGATAAGGAAGAACTTAATAATTTATTAGCTGACCCAGAAGAATTTGATGAGGGTACTATTGATGAACAAGGTAAATTAGATGAATTAGACCCTAAAATGATTACTTGCCCACATTGTCAAGCTGAATTTGATTTAAGAGAACATGAGTAAAACAAATCTTAAAATAAATTGGGCTACATATGAATCTGCTAAATATGCTTGTTTAAATTGGCATTATTCATGTGTTATTCCAGTTGGCAAGTTAGTTAAAGTAGGTGCTTGGGAAGATGGCAAGTTTATAGGTGTTGTATTATTTGGTAGGGGAGCAAATAAACATTTAGGAATGCCATATGGATTGGAACAAACTGAATGTGTTGAATTAGTTAGGATAGCTTTAAATAGACACAAAAATTCTGTTTCAAGAATTGTATCTATAGCTTTAAAATTTTTAAAAAAGAGTAACCCTAATTTAAAATTAGTAGTTTCATATGCAGACCAATCACAAGGGCATCATGGGGGCATATATCAAGCAGGAAACTGGCTTTATACAGGTGCAGGTAAAGCAGACAACTTTTATATGATTAAAGGCAAATTAACACACCCAAGAACAATAGCATCTAAAGGAGTTAAGCAGAATATTTATGGAGCAAAGAAATTAGACCCTCATGCTTATATTGTAAAAGTCCCTGGAAAACATAGATATTTAATGCCTCTAGACAAACAAACTAAAAATGATATTATGAAATTATCAAAACCATATCCAAAGCGTGTAAAGCAGGCGATGAATGATATCCCATCATAACAGCGGTAGTGCGACACTAACCTACACGCTCCAAAAATTTATCTAAAAAATATTGATAACTAATATAAATTGATTTAGAATAAAAGTTCTTAAGAGTGACTCCTCTTTAGAATTAAAATTTGGAATGAAATTGGTAGGGTAAAACCTACCTTTTTCTTTTTTATTAGATTTCTTTTTTAAAATTTGTTAAGTCTTAAATACCTCACTAAAGGGAAATTAGGAAATGGCAAGACCAAAGAAATATAATATTGACACAGTACAATTAACAAAATTAGCAACTTTAGGGTGTACAAATATAGAAATGGCAGACTTTTTTGGATGTTCACCAGACTTGTTAGAAAAGAGTTATTCGGAATTTATTACAAAAGGGAAAGCTAATCTAAAAATAAGACTTAGGCAGTTACAATGGCAATCAGCTACAAAAGGAAATGTAACTATGCAAATATTTTTAGGAAAGAATTTGTTAGGTCAGCAAGATAAGATAGAAGAAACACAACTTGAAGAGCCATTGCCTTGGAATAGTTAATGCCATTAACAAAACCTCAAAAAGAAGTCATAGATAATAATTCAAGGTTTAGGGTACTAATAACTGGCAGACGATTTGGTAAAACTTATTTGGCTATTAATGAATTAGCTAAGTTTGCAAGTAAATCAAATCAAAAAGTTTGGTATGTTGCTCCTACTTATAGACAAGCTAAACAAATATGTTGGACTGAATTAAAAGACAGATTAATAGCTCATAAATGGGTTAAAAATGTTAATAACAGCGATTTAACAATAACATTAAAAAATAATTCTAAAATAACCCTCAGAGGTGCAGATAATGAACAATCACTTAGAGGTGTTGGTTTAAATTTTATAGTATTAGATGAGTTTGCAGATATACATAAAGAAGCTTGGTATGAGGTGTTAAGACCTACACTTTCTGACACAGGTGGTCATGCTTTGTTTTGTGGAAGTCCTAGAGGTTTTGGTAACTGGTCATATGAGTTATTCAAACAAGGAGAATCTAATAAAGATTGGAATAGTTTTAAATATACAACTTTAGAAGGTGGTCAAGTTAGTGATGAAGAAATAGAACAGGCTAAACAGGATTTAGACCTTAGAACATTTCAACAAGAATATGAAGCTACTTTTGTTAATTATTCTGGAATGATTTATTATAATTTTAATAGACAAAAAAACATTATTGATAAGTTTGATAAAGAATACCCAGTTTTACATATTGGTTTAGATTTTAACGTAGACCCAATGACTGCTGTTGTTTGTTATATTGATAGAGAAATAATTATTGTTGTTGATGAAATACAAATATATTCTTCAAATACACAAGAAATGTGTGAAGAAATAAGGAATAGATACAAAAATAAACAGATAATAGTTTACCCAGACCCTAGTGCTAGACAAAGAAAAACATCTGCAGGTGGATTTACTGACATAAGTATATTGAAAAATGCAGGATTTGATGTAAAATGTAGAAATACAGCACCTCTTGTGAGGGATAGGATTAACTCAGTTAATTCAAAACTTAAAAATGT